TACTCATTTTGTAATATTTCAGAACGGTCCATCATCTTGAAATGGTCAATAGCAGTTAAACAAAACTGGTCAAATGTTTCCTTAATATTTGGATTAGTTTCATTGTGTCTTAACAAATCCTTACACAATTGAAATATACGTTTTCGATAAAAGGAAACATCTCTTTTGTCTACTATTTCATCCGAAGCGGTAGTTCGTGAATGTTTGTTGAAGTTTGTTAAATACATTAAATCAATCGACGTAGTGGTATTGGGTTCGGATGGATGGGACGGTTTCATAATTAAATATTAATATATACTAATATTAATATGTAATAGTATTAACACGGTCAACTGGATGTAGAAATCGGTCGTTTGTTCTAAAGGTCTTTTGTTTGCTGTCGCGTATGGTTTTGAAACATATTTTTTGCTAAATTACATTTATTTGGGTTAAATGGATTGAAAAATTCCTTTTTGTTTAAATGCTTAAATGTTGTTGGTTCATTATTAGAGTAATCTTGCGTTTTATACAACCCACTTTTTGAAGAGGGGACGTAGTCATGTTGACCACCTCGTTGCAAAGGAGCAAATCGATTAAATAACAGCGATTCATGATCTACACTTTGAGCATATCCATTGTATGGAGCAGATTGACCGGGATGAAATGTTTTCGATGGATGGTATATGGAATGTATTGATTTTTTCACAGATGACTCCTTTCTACAATCTATCATAGGCATCAAAACCTTTCGCGTAGACGCCGGATGACAGATGTACGCAGATTCAAGTGTTTTGGAAGGTATATTGCGTTGAGAAATTGGGAGATTTATAAAATTACGCGTATCTACATCTTTGTAAACATACTTGGAGCGAGTCATCGGTTCTGGAACATGTTTTTGATTTTGTTTATTTATATTTGCGTTTGCATTTGCTTTCTCACTCATTATATATAAATTATGATAATAAAATATATTAAATACATTTTATCTTATTAATTTAATTTGTTATGTGTGGAATATTTGCAATACTAAACAACAAATACGATGAAATATTGACTCATAAACTATTTATGAAAGGTGCTGGAAGAGGACCCGACATGAATCATTTAACTAATTACAAAGGGTTGGTGGGAGAGAAATATGATATTGATATTGGATTCCATAGGTTGGCCATCAATGGATACAATGACGATATGTCGAATCAACCATTTCAAATCAATAATTGTATGTTAATTTGTAACGGAGAAATATACAACTGGAAGTATTTGTATGAGGTTGCTGAAGTTGAACCAGGAACAAAATCCGACTGTGAAGTGATTATTCATTTGTATAAAAAATACGGAATTGACTACACCTTAAAAATGTTAGATGGGGTGTTTGCCCTTGTATTATTTGACATTGAGAAAGGGGTATTGTATGCGGCTAGAGATTTGTATGGAGTGCGACCAATGTTTGTAGGAGAAGGAGATATATCTAAAGGAGAACCAATTATGTATGGGTTTGCGTCAGAAATGAAGCAATTGGTAAGCGATGGTATAAAAGTGATAAGACAACTTGAACCAGGAACCTACGCACTGTTTCGATGCGATAGATTTAATCGTGGGACATTTCGGTTTATTGAAAATAAGCGATTTTTAGATATTCCATCCACGGTGGATAACACTAGGGGTAGTTTGGAGGAGTATTGTGATAACGTGTATACGGCATTGTGTAAAGCAGTAGAAAAACGAGTGGACAACACCGACCGTGAAATTTGTTGTTTGTTGTCTGGTGGATTGGATAGTAGTTTGATAACGTCTATTGTAAACAAGTTTTATAGAACTCGTTTTCCGACTAAGAAATTGCATACATGGTCAATTGGAATGGAGGGTAGTGAAGATTTGAAATATGCCAAACAAGTTGCTGATTTTTTAGGGACGACTCATCATTCCATCGAGTTAACCAAAGAAGAGTTTTTAAATGCAATCCCTGGTGTAATTTACGATATAGAAAGTTACGATACTACCACTGTAAGAGCGAGTGTAGGCAATTGGTTGATTTCTAAATACATTAGAGAAGGTTCAGATGCTAAAGTAGTATTTAATGGTGATGGCAGCGATGAAGTAACTGGCGGGTACTTGTATTTTCATGCTGCTCCAGACGCATTGGAGTTTGACAAAGAATGCAAACGGTTGTTAAAAGACATCCATTTTTTTGATGTATTGCGTTCGGACCGTTCGATATCCCCTCATGGATTGGAGGCGAGAACGCCCTTTTTAGACAAGCATTTTGTGGAAACTTACTTGTCTATACCTCCTCATATTAGGTATCATGGCGGACATGGTGTATGTGAGAAATACATTTTAAGAAAGGCATTTGATGGTAAAAAAATGTTACCAAAAGAAGTATTGTGGAGAACCAAAGAAGCGTTTAGTGATGGAGTTAGCAGTAGCAACGAGTCGTGGTTTGAAACCATACAAAAAAAACACGAGGATGAGAAAAAATACTACAAATCAATATTTCACAAATTTTTTAAAGGACACGACGATGTTGTTCCATATTACTGGATGCCTCGGTTTGTAAAAGCATCTGACGCCAGCGCCAGAACATTGGATATTTATAAAAAAGCAAAATATAAGGAAAAAATGTAAATAATATTATTTATATAATAATGTAAATTATATATATATGAAAGCAGTTGAAGCAGGAGAATATTTATTTTTACTATTTACTTACTCTGGTTATTTTTTGTTTTTCTTAGCGTTTACAGGTTTATGGGATGATGCGTCGTTGTATTTAGAGGATGTTACCAATTATTACAAAATGGTAATTGGGTTAGTATTGTTGTATATTTTCAATCCTTACATTACAACCAAAATTAAACCAATACACGAACGTATGGCATTTAATGCTGGTTTATATTTATTGTTGTCGGGGAACTTGTTGTTGATATTCAATAACTTTGTAGAAACAACAAAGAAAACTACTAAAGGTATATTGGAAACCGGGTACTATAATATTGTTGTAAATCATTAATGATAGTAGTAATTTTAATGTTGATATTATATAAATGATGAATTATATAAAATCAACGGTTTTATTGTTGGCGTTGGACGCAATTTATTTAAAGTCTAGTTCTTCACATTTCAATAAAGTAGTGAAGACTATACAAGGTAGTGACTTAAAACTACGACTTACACCAGCAATTGCTTGCTATTTGGTAATGGCATTTGCGATTAACTACTTTATCATTAAGGACAAACGATCGGTAATGGATGCGTTTTTATTGGGATTTGTTATTTATGCTGTGTTTGACTTTACCAATATGGCAATATTTAATAGATGGGATTTTATGACTTCACTGATGGACATGACTTGGGGTGGTGTTTTATTTGCTTCTACTACTTATCTAACTTATAAATTATAAAATTGATAAACAGATTTAACCAAAATCTATAATTAAAGTATTTAATACATAAAACATTAATTTTATATATTAAAACCGTATAACACTATTCATTTTTGATATAAAAGTTGGCAAATTTATACCTATAGTAATACCAATTGCCGAAGATGTTAATATCAAATCATTTGTAATGTTTTCATCTTTTCTAAATCTTAGGTATTGAACCAATACTTCAAATATATATTCTTTATAAGCAAATAAAAGGGTTGATATAAAAAACAATTGACCAGAAACATTAAATAACATATTGAAAAAGGTTCGTTGTGTATTTAATGGATCAAATAAACGCATTGATAGTTTGGTTACCGTGAATGTACCAACTACCCAAAGCCAAACCATTATAAACATATCAATCCAAACATAATGTTCTATTATTTTTTCATCTCGTTCTAATAATTCATTTGAATAATCAGAAACTTCCATGGTGGTATTATATATTATTATTACACTTTATTTTTCCAAATAATCCATTACCGTTAAAATAACATGTTCTTGTTGACTAAGTTTTTGAAAAACAATAACTTCATCGTATTTTACTTGAAATACACTGTAACGATTTTTACACAACATGTGGAGTTTGTTGCTTTCAAAAATAATGTCTACTAAAAAAGCCCCATTGGTTAATTTTATGTTGTTGGGGTCTTTTAAGTTAATCCAGCGGACATATTGGCCGGGTACAAAATCATTTACATCGCTACAATATCGATACGGTTTAAGTTTCTTGTGATATTGTTTTAATGTATCTCTATCCAACTGAAGAGTCTGAAGTATGTTATTTTTATGTTCTTGTATTTTTTGTGTGTTTAATTTTATAATGGAACTATTTGTATCATTTTCCAAAGCATCTATTAATTCTTCGTCGTTGATACTCATTATACATAATAACATAATAATTTTAAATGGTGCTATAAAATAAATTAGTAAATAAGGAATTGAACGATTTGTTTTAATGTAAAAAAACTCACAGAAAAAATAAAGAAAAAAAGGCACCCTTAGAACAGATCGAAATTTTCCTAAGGGTGCCTTTTTTTCTTTATTTTTTCTGTATCGTCCCTTTTTTGATGGGGATGGTTTACGGTAAATTTCGCAAAAATACATTTTTGTTTTGATTTGATACTTTTGTAATTTATTACCATTTATGGTTTGAATAATATAACTCTTATAATAAACGTTACGATAAGGAATATCATATTTTTGGAAAAAAAGGCACTAAAAAAACTCACAGAAAAATCTCACAGAAAAAATAAAGAAAAAAAGGCACCCTTAGAACGATTTTTTTACCAAAAGTTTTTTGAGATTTCATTTTTCCCAAGAAAATAATTGTCCTTTTTGAGATCTGAAAAAAAGTTTTGTAAAAAAATCGTTCTAAGGGTGCCTTTTTTTCTGAGATTTTTTTTCCGTATGGTTTGGTGTTTTTTTCTTAATTTCGAAACTCTTACCATTTGTGCTTTAAAATAAAATAATTTCCTAATGGTGCCTTTTTTTCAAAATGCAAAATTGTAAATTGGCAAAAAATGTAAAAAAGGCACCATTAGAACAATATTTTACAAAAAAACTTAAATATTTTTTCTAATTTTATATAAAATGGGAAAAAAAACATGCAAAACGAGCAAAAACGAGCAAAAACGAGCAAAAACGAGCAATTTTTTTTTTTGTAAATTTTGTGACTATTCTACATCACGTAAATCTAACTACGATAGGCACCTTGAGAGCATAAAACATTTAGAAAAAATGGTCAGTAAACCGAAAAAGTGGCAAAATATGACCAAAAAAAATGTTTTTAAAATTTGCGAACTTTGTGACTATGTAGCGTCTAAAAAATACAATTGGGACAAACACATCCAAACCACAAAGCATCAAAAAAAAGTGGCAAAAAGTGGCAAAAAAGTGGCATTTAGACCACAAGCAGACGAGAAAATTGCAACAAAAAAACAGGTTGAGAGCATAACTCCTGAACAAGACGATATCAGACGATTGACTGAACAGTTGCATACTATAATTGAGACGCATAATGCTTTGGCTACGCAAAATATTATAAATCATCAGCAAAATATTACCAACATTAATAATAATATTTCCATAAATGTTTTCTTGGATCAGTACTGTGATGATGCTTTAAATTTGCAAGATTTCTTTGACAATATTAAATTTAAGCTTACAGATATATTAAACAATAATAATTTGATTGAAAACTTTGTATCCAAAAAATTAATGAAAAATCTCGAGGGAATTCCGTTGACAGAACGTCCTATTCATTGTACAGATATCAAACGTAGGAATTTTTTGGTAAAAGACAAACATGATGGATGGATAAAAGACAATGTAAACGATGGTAGAAGTCAGTTATATCAAACAGTAAATCAATTACATACTAAAGCGTACATTGACTTTTATAATGAATACGACAAAATAAATCCATTGCCCCATGATGTTGCAAAAGAAGGTATTAAATGTAAGATAGCAAGTGAATTGGTCAACAATCAAGACAAGTTTAATAAAACAACTATTCAAGAAATAGCAAAAACATCTGATATACGAGATTTATTAAATGTTTGTCCTGAGTTAAATTTAATGGATGATAGAAAGGATGTTCCAAATTCCAAATAAAATATATATGATAAATAAAAAGTATTAGTAAATTACTTGTTATTTATATTAAAAATTAGTATTAAAAATCTATTGATGTATATCCCATTAAAAACTTGTAAATCCCCCCAATGCGTCATTGGCAGCCATAGGTTCCATCATTCCACCCATATTATTATACATATCATTATTGGCACCATTGTTACCTTCATTTGGTGGTGCTTGACCCATAACTTCATTTTGATGATTTTGAGTAGCACTCATTTGGTCGTGTGCGTTTAAATAATCGGCACGACTTGTCTGATGAGTTGGTTCTGTCCGTTGGACTTGTTTGATTGGTTGGCTAACACTAACCTTACTTTCTTTGACGTCTTTGGTACTTTCTACTGGTTTAAGATTGCCATTCCACATATCGTCTACCCGATTCGACAATTCAATGATTTTCTCTCCCATTTTTTCACTGGTTAAATAAAACATAATTACAATATTTAAAAAGTTAATAGAAGCGTGTCCTTTACCACTGTAGGTGGGAACAAACTTGACCAATCGGTCTACAAAGAAAACTGCTGCTATCAACAATGTAAGATGAACCAAAATCTCTCCTGCCAGTTCAAGGTTACCCCTTGTTGG